CAGGGTAAGAGCCAGCCGCCAAATCCCGATCCAGATCCGGGTCCAGCACCGCCTATGGATCCATCGATGATGATGCAGCAGGGGATGCCTTCGGGAGGAGGAGGTATGCCTCCCCAGGGTATGCCGATGCAGGGCCGCGCAGGAGGAATCGGTTCACGTATGGAGATCGATCTTCCGTGCCCGCACTGCCATAAGACCGGAGGAGTCGGTTATTACCCATCGAGCCAAGATTGTCAGTGCCGAAATTGCGGTTACGAATTCCCCGCAGGTAATGACCAAGGGCGAGAGCAGCAAATGGATGTAGAAGATTACCGAAGCCCGGAAGGACTCGAACCCGCACCGGCAGGGCTCGGACCCATCCACCAAGGAGCGGCAGATCCGGTCACTCCTCCATGCCCGAAGTGTGGCTCTCACACCACCGGTATCATCACCGACTCCGGTCAGGCTCAGTGCTCCAACTGCAATCACAAGTGGCAGACCAACGTTGAGGTCCAGGGAGAGAAGACTCCCGTGCAGCCGAAGGCCAGCGCAGAGAATCCTTGGGTCACTCAGGACGGCCAGCCGCTTGTTGTAGGACAAGAGTATGAGATGTACTCGTCCAAGTATGATGTTCCGGACGTTGTGAAGATTACTGCGGTCAAGCCCAACTCGATTGAGTACACGTTGACCGGAGCCTATGGCCTAGAGCACCGGACAGCGGTGACTCGTGAAGAGGCGCAGTTGGATGGACTCAGCTTTGTTTCCTCCGATGGCGCGGACGATATGGCTCCGGATACAAACCTCAATGAGCAGCAGCCCAACGATCAGATGCAGGTTCCGGCCGAGACCCATCAGGCTAACAGCGAGTCCGATGTTTGGTTACTGGTTTATCACTATGGGCTGGACGAGCGAACCGCCCGCGAGGTATTAGCTGACCCCAAGACTCAGGGAATCGTCCAGCAGTGGAAGCAGGGTATCCCCGACGTTCAGACAGAACCGGGGCGCTCGATGCTCGATGAGTCGCCCTGGGATTTCCAAAACCGGAGGATGAAGGCCGCCCAGGCTCCGGGAAACGAAATAGACCCACAGGTTCTTCCTCATTTTCAGCAGGCATTCCAGCATGCTCGGCAAAATGGCGTAGATCAGGCTCACCAATTCCTACTTCAGAACCTACAACGGTACGATCCTCGACGGGCTACGAGCCTGGCTGATGACTGGCGAGCAAAGTATGACCGTCTCTTCGGCAACGGCGGGCCTATGGGCGAGCCTAATTTCGCTCCCAACGACGTTGGACCAAACGTACTTAAAATGGCGGGCAAGAAGTTCACCCCGATGGAGCAGCGCGAATTCATCGATGAGCCGGGCAAGGCCCGCAATGCAGAGAAGCTAGACCTAGAAGGCACCCACTACACAGAAAGCCGCACCCATAGCCTCCTAGATGATTCGTATTTCCTCTTTGGTCTATAACAAGCCAGAGTGTTACTTTAATCTTCCACTGAACCGAGAATAAAGAATAGAATGCTTTACGCAAAAAGAACAGTCCGTTGCTCCGCTGCTAACATGACGCGCGAGGCTGCCCAGAAGTCACTTAAGAAGAACTTCTCTGAGGCCGAGCTTTTAGATCTTAAGCGTCAGGGGAACCAATGGGTGGCGACCCTGCTTGAGCCCAAGCAGGCCGAATTCCCTCCCAAGAAGGATGATTCCGATAGCGCGCCCGAAGGCAACCCATTCTCAGAAGACAAGAGCGACTCAGACTCCGGAGATTCCGGAGACGACTCGTCATCGAACGATGGCCCGCCATCCGATGACTCTAAGGGTCCAAAGCCTCCTAAGGAAGATGGATCGAAGGGCGAAAAGGGCGAGCTAGCCGCCGTTCTCGATCTCATCACCCAGATCGCCGACAAGCTAGGAATCGTCCCTGGCGGCGACCCGATGGCTCCCGGAGCAGAGGATCCAATGGCGGACCCGATGGCTGGCCCGCCCGCGCCTCCTGCGGGACCTCCCGGTGCCGGTGGCCCTCCGGGTCCAGGTCACGGCAATGAGATCCTTCATCGTACAAAGCTAAAGCCCGGCGAAACTCCTCCAGGAGGAACGCCCATTGGTGCCCCAGCTTTCGCGAGTACACAAAGCTCTGAGCATGAGCAGTTGGCTCGCATGGCTTCGTTCGACGCCTTTGACGACACCCCTGGCAAGTCCATTAGGCAGGCTCACGATGAGCTAACCGCGCTTTATGGACCGCATGGATTCGCTGTCCGTCAAATTAAGCGCGTCGAGGGTGGCCGTCGTCTTGCCGCCAAACTCTCCAGAAAGTAACCCGCATGGCAAACGAGCAAACGATAACGGAGGAGTTCAACCGCCTCCGGGGTCGAATGTGCGGTCTAATCGAGAGTTTCGGCCTCCCGGAGAAGCAAGAGCGCGGGGCTATCAATACCCTAAAGTCCTTGAGCTACGACGCCCAAAAGGCGATCACTGAGTCGCTGAAGGACTAAACAACCACAAGAGAGGGAATGCTAGGGCAATGTATATGGTCCTAGCATCCCTCTTTTTATTTGTGGTGTTGGTTATACTGATTCTGATATGCTAGCCCGACATTTCGGACACAAGTAATCTGAGGAGTCGGGGTTTTCGGCTTCGCAGTTGCCACAGACTCTCCGGGAAAGTAGGATCCATACCCCATCGGCGGATCTTTGGGGCCACCACCTCACTTTCCACCTAATAGGTGATTCGTGAAACGGCGACGACGACGACTCGATGCGGTCAGCGTGCCAATATTCAAAGCCCCCCTCGGTGCGCTCGCGGCTTTTGAATTCCCATAGTGCCCACTGCACATCGGAATTCTCGTACCTCCAGACCTGACCTGGCTTAGGACTCTCGACAGACTCGGCAGAGGTAGTCATCCTTCGCCGCCTCCCTTACTAGCCCGCACTCAGGACAGTCAATGACCTGTCCGTATTTCTGAATCTTCGTCCCGCAATCAGGACAGGAGGCGCGGATCATCCTCCGTCCGTTCTTGGCCTCGATCTGTTCCCAAGCCAAAATCGTGACGTGCTTCTTTTCCTTCATGCAGTAGCCCGTGTTGGGCGGGTTCTCTGCAATCGGCTTGGCAACAATACCTTCGGTTGCCTTCCGCCCATTGGCGAGGTTGATACTTCTTTCCTTACACGCCGACTTTGAACGTCTCTTGGTCGTCAGGCGCTCGACGTAGGCGAAGTTCCATCCTACCCCCTTCCTTGCGCCCGGCCCGTACCTCTTGAAGAAGAACGAGTAGTACCAGCCGTCCTGATCAGGGCGCATGGTCCAGGCCCCCGCTCCTGCCCGGCCGACAACATAGTTCCAGTGTACGCCGCCAAACGGACCTGGATTATAGAAGTGCGGCGTCTGCTCAGATGCCGACAAAGATACTCGGGGAGCCATGGAGAGCATGGTAGCAGCCAATTAGCCGCAGGTCAAGCGAAACAAGCTAAAAATCGCACGTATTCAGTGCCGCGAGGCCAATCGGTTGGAGTTCCACGCTTACTTGTTGGAGCCCCCGCAGCGTAAGAAGTAGCATGCTTCGCAAATTCGCTTCCCTTGAACAAGCTCAGGTATTATCCCTCAAGGGATCATCCACAAGGCGTCAGGCTTCGCTAGATAAGATCTCGGAGTTTAGCGACTACCGCACCGAAGACGGCTATCTCTACGCGCGCATTCGCGCGATCTCTTCGAGAGTAAATAAGAATCACGACGGCTGGCCTTCGGTCGAGCTAGCGGGCGGCGAGGACGTATTCCGCCAGCATCAATCTTCTGAAGGCGGATTCACCGTCGAAGCATCCCGAGGAGCCAAGCACGGATTCTCTACCTTTCTTGGGAAGCCCATCTTTGTAGATCATAATAACTCCAACCCCGACCGCGCTCGCGGAGTTATCGTTGACGCCAAGCTGCATGTCGAGGATCACCGCACGGCCTCGGAATTGGATCCTTATTACGCTTCGGCCCCGGATAACCACATGCCGCCAACGTGGGTGGAGCTTCTCCTGGAAGTTGATGCTAAGTCCTTTCCTAAGCTCGCCAAGGCCATTGTTGAAGGAAGCAAGGACCCTAAGAAGGGTATCGATGGCTTCTCCATGGGATGCGATGTTGAACGCTCAGTGTGCAGTATTTGTAAAAATTCTGCCACATCCCCCGACGACTTTTGTAAGCACGTAAAACTCAAGGGAGCGGAATTTGATTGGATTAATCCTAAAAATGGTCGTAAAGAGTCAAAGAGATCTTATGAAGACTGCTACGGAATCAAGTTCTTTGAAATATCTGCTGTCTTCGATCCGGCAGACGAAACGGCGCTGATCAAGGAAGTGCGTCATGAAGCTCGGCAAAGTTCTGTACATACCGCAGAGCACCCATTGCCCCAGGCAGACATGATGACGGCTCCCGAATATGTAGACACTCTTCGGGAGGAAGAAATCTGCCCGGTCTGCGGATCGAACATGGACGAGGGCCATCAATGCGAGGTGTGTGGATACGTCGCCCCTCCTGAGGGACTAGACAACCCGGACCTCGGTAAGGCCCACGACACCAACGCTTTGCAGGACCCTCAGGACTTAGGCAACCCTGCTGAAAATGTAGATATAACAACCCACCCTAGTACACCTGATGCGGCACAGCCTACAAACAACCAGATTGCCGCCTCAGTAACAAACGAGATGTCTTGGAGAATTCATCACCCCCGCGTGGCACAGATCAACTCTGTTGAGCGACCTTTGCAATCTAATCCTCGTCCGGCTACAAACGAGCCGCGAGAGACGGTCATTTCCGACCAGACTAAACCAGTAACCAATCGCACCGCAGCGTCAATGATTGCGGCTGTTAACCAAGGAGAACCAATGAGCAGCATTAGGACTGCCGCCGATGCTCCAACCGCAGATACTCGCGCAGATAATCGCGTTGATGTGACCGGCGTTGGCGGTGTAATGGATTCGAGCAATGAGAAGGCCTCAACGCCTGACGTTGACACCGAAGTAGAAGGAAAGGGAGCCGTCACGGACGGTTCGAACCAAGAGGCTTCAAAGGCTGACCGTCGTGAAGATCTGCCTACGGCAGGCAAGGATTCTGACGACGCTGGCTTTAACAAGGATAAGACAACGGATGACTCTGGGAAGACTAAGACATTCGATAATTCAAACGAGCCGAACTCTGCCGTTACGAACGAAGCATTTCCTACGGCATCGACGCATGCGGCGGGCGATGACAAGGCCTACCCAGATGAAGACGGTGGCCTCGCGGGTGGATCGGCTAATAAGGGAACTCAGCCGGTTGATCCGGTAGGCAAGGCCGATGACCGTGTTGATGTTCTTGACCATGTGACTTCCCCGGAGAACAACTCGGGGAAGACAAAGACCTGGACCGGCACCGATGGCAACGGTGTGACGAAGCAGCAGCCCGCCGTCACCCGTGAGGTCTTTGCCCCGTGGACTTCTTCAGTGGTGGAAATCCTGAAGATCGCTGACGCGGAGGTCGAGCTTGGCCTTATCGACGCTGAGCAAAAGTATGACCGTATCGCCGAGCTAGAGCAGGAGGCTCCGGAGTCCATCGCAGCGACGGCCAAGGTTCTGGCTCGCGTCAAGACCGCTGGCCTCAAGAAGAACGCCGCGACCAAGCAGGGTGGCGTAGGCCGTATGCCATCGCTTCGCCAGGCTTCCGCTGCCCGTCAGGATTCTCCTGACGAAGCCGTATTCTGGTAATCAAGCTAGCTAGTCATAGAAATTTTAAGGAAGGCCCTTACTTTTCAGTTTGGGCCTTCTTTATATCTATGACGGGCCGCATACGCGGACCTAATCACTAATCAAGGAAACTGATGCTAAGAATCGGAAATCTCCGTAATAAGTACCAGAAGCGCTTGATTCGTCCGCTGTATGCGCAGACGCAGGCTACGCCCTATGCAGCAGTGCTCGATGATTCGCTGAAGGACGCCACAGGCTCCTTTGTCTTCACCGCCAACTCCTTCAAGTACAAGAACGGTCTCGTTCCCGGTACTGTGATGGTTAACCGTGGAGATAAGGTTACTGTTGCCACTGGTGCTAACCCAGCTTCCGCTGGAGCAGGACCGCTGGCCTTTGGTCTCCTCGCCAACTTCGTTGGTGGAGAACTAAATGATCTTGGAGACGAGAATTACGTAGGAGTTTGGCGTGGTCCTGACTCGGTGTACGAGATTCTTGCTCCCGGCTTTGACGACACCGGCCTCTCAGCAGCTTGGGACGCCTCAACTCAGGGCCTCTCTGTTCCGCTGTACGCAGGAACAGACGGACGCCTCGGCTACAACGCTTCTCCTGGTAACCGCCAGGTCGTTGCTTACCTAATCGAGCGCCCATCAGCTTCCCGAATCGTAGTTGACCTAAAGGTATAAGGTAAATATGTCTGATTTTGCATTCAGAGGACGCCAGGCAGTTGCCTCATCCGACTACGAGGAGAAGCTTAAGGACCTTCCGAAGCTGACGAAGCAGGCGAAGGCTAAGGCGTTGGAGTCGATCCTCGCCGACAAGAAGAACGCCATGCAGCGCATCGGTCAGGGAATGATCGGTCCTATCCAGATCCGTCTTCGTTACGAGGGAATCGTACGTAACGTTCTGGTCGAGGACACGCTAGAGCGTGGTCCGCTCATGCCGTATGACATCCTGGACGATCTTGGCCGCGCGTACGTGCTCAACAGCACGGACTCTGAGGTTAAGATTACTCCGTTCGAAGGCAAGCAGGCCTTCCCGCAGCTATTCCGCATCGCTTCGTTCCCACGAATCCGTAAGGAAGATCTGTACTACCTGCGTGTCAACGCTGTGGAGTACGCACAGGACGAAACCCGCCAGGCCATCCAGAAGCAGGAGGACGCTCGTCTTATTGTCCTTCTGGAGAACGCGATCACCGACCTTGGAGCAGTCCGAGGCAACGTCGCCGGAATTTCCAACACCATTGGTGCTGGACAGACCGGTGGTGTCGCAACCGGAATCGCGGCTGGTCCTGCTGGCGCGGTCAACGAGCAGACGGTGCTCATCGGTGCAGGTAATGCACTAGAGCCGGGCGACTTCTACAACGCGGTCACCCAGATCGAGATCAACCAGCTAGAGGCTTCGCGCGTCCTTGCCCACCCGGCAGATATCCGCGATCTCTACACCTGGGACATCAACGTCACCGGCTTCCGCTTCAAGGACGAGGTATTCGCTGGAGGAAAGATCACCACCTTCGGTGAGTTCCAGATCCAGAAGTCGATTATTGTTCCGCAGGGAGAAATCTTCCTAACGGCCGATCCTGAGTTCGTCGGCGTCATGCCAGTCATGTACTCGCTGGATGTCGAGGAGAACCATCAGGTCGAGCAGTTCTACAAGGGATGGGTCATGGACGAGCTTATCGGCATGCTTGTGCTGAACGCTCGCGGTCTTGCCCGCATCCTGAAGGCTGGCTCAACAGCCGTGCCGGGCAAGCTAGATATCACTGGACTGCAATAAGTCCAGCGGTTAAGGGGATAGACAAAGAGAAGGCCCGGCAATCCCTTGCCGGGCCTTCTCTATTTTGCAGCGAGCTTCCCCGATCCCTCGCTTGGCTGCATTTCCCCGGTAGGGTCTCAACCATTCGCCATCGGGACGAATGGCCGCTGATCGGAGGGAAATTCCGGGCGCGTCCGCTAAACAAGTTGAGCCCTTACCGTAGCGGGGCTCCGACGCGATTCCCAATCCCAATATAGCACCGCGCGTTTCGCTGCGGGGATACCCATGCCCGTTCTATGCGCAATCCAGCGTTTCCCTGCTACCACAGGTACCGCGCGCTACCAGACTTTATCACGGGTGGTTAGGCCGCTGCTCTCGCTCGCCCAGTCTTACGGCTCTATTGCATAGCTCAGGACTCTAACCTGTGACGATCCTCACACCGTCGCCCAGCGAGAGCTACAGCTACTTTACGCGATGTCCTGCGGTCTGTCAACCCATGTTATAGACCCTCCAAGATCTCACCTAACGTCACTCCGGCCTAATAGGTATGGGTTCCCGCCCATGTTTGGTCCTATCAAACCTCTATACTCTATCAAGGCACGGATCCTAGCAGGATAGTCCTGAAACGTCAAGGGCTAACTTCCGCCATAGCTCCCGCGAGTAAAGGGTAGCGGTAAAGTCAAGTGCAATATCGACAAGAAGGAGCTATATGCCACCTGTAAAGAAAAAGCCCGCTGTGAAGCGGAGCACGCAAAAGTACATCAGGAATGTACGTTTTGTCCACGTAGGTGTTCGTCTAGGAACTGGACGCCGAATCGATCTTCAGCCTCGCGGAGGACGCGGAGATTGCGCACCAGTTAATAAGGACGAGATGAACGATGAGATATTTTTAGGGAATTTGGGAATACTCTTTGAAGTAATCACCGAATCCGAAGCTAAGGACGTAATCAGTAAGCAGACTACGAACCAGCAGACCCTTCATCCAGCACTGAACCAGTTACGAAACGCAAAGGGCGAGGAGTATCAACGAGGAGTTGTTGTCGAAGAGAATTTTGATGATCAAGGTAAGGTGGTTGCAGCAGTCACCGACCGAGGATCCATTTCTCGTTTTAAGGCTCCTGGCACGGTTGACCAGCCGCTACCAGATGTCCCACAGGATGTCCGTCCGGAAGAGGTCGCCGACTGGGTAGCGCGACAGAGTAATGTCGAAGGTCCTGAAGCAGGGATTGCAGGACTTAAGGTAACCAAAGAACAACCCCAAACTACCAAGGAGTAACTTATAGAATGCCCGATCCATGGCTAGAAGGTGAAGACCTTCAAAAGCACGAAGAAGAAGTAGCAAATCATCCGTTGACGCAGGAAGCTCAGGCGTTGAAGGATCAGGAGGACGAGCTTCAGAAGCTCCACGAGGAGCGTCAGGAGCAGGCGGCTAACGAGGTTAGTGGCCTACCGGCTGACGGCGTTGACACCTCCAGCATCCACCCCGCCGAAGACACCGGCTATTCCGAGAACGTGGCTTCCGGAGGCCAGGGAACCTCGGGAGAGGCCACCGCTCCGGAGCCAGCGGGCAACGTAGATTCCGATCTACCAACGCAGAAGGAATTGTCCGATCAAGACGAAGAGGCTCCCAAGAAGAGGGCCGCAGCAAAGAAGTCAGACTCGAAGTAGTTTTTCGTAAAACCAGGGTATCGCCGAGGGCCGCTAACCAGCGGCCCTCTTTATTTTCTGAAAGCTTCTACAGAAAAGATAGATGAGTGTTCAGCCTGTAAGGATCTCTCAAACGGCGTGGCGAGGAGCGACGTTCAAGAAGCGCTATGCCGTGCTCCAAAGCGATGGCGTCTCGGCGAAGGATCTGAGCAACTACACGGGTCGGTTTGTCGTCCTCAACGTCATCACCGGAAACATATTGCTGGACGAAACGACGGAGACCGGAGGCGTCACCCTCACCTCGGACGGAGCCGTTGTTATCACCATCGCGGACGAGATCACCGAGACCCTGCCCTGGA